ATATCTATTTTGATTATTATCTCTATTAAAAGATTTATTCTTCATTATATCTTCAAGATCTGAATGTTCTAAATGAGGAAATTGTTTTGCTAATTCATTTACTGGTATAGATTTAACTTCACCAACGTAATATATATCATCAAAATAAGGAGAGTCTGTGTAAGAATATACAAGATTAGCTGGATCAACGTAATCAATAGTAACGCCTTCAGATGTGTTAAAACAAGTCTTTACAGCACCTATACCTAACACTGTTAAATCATAATAAAAACGTTTTTTAGTTAATTCATAATTATTACCTTCCATTAAAACTTTTAAAGCTTGTTCTTCAGCTAACTCAACCGCTTGTTTATAGTTTAATTGCATGTGAAGCGCTAGTTCTTCTTCTGACTCTGGTAATTCTTTTTCATCACTTTCATATAAATTCATATTCATTGCGGCAGCTGCCATATCGTTAAATTGCTTAGAATCCATATCTCTCATTACAGCCTCCATATACTCAGTTCTTTTTTCGACACCATAAGGATCTTGAGAAAACGCTTTTATATCATATGTTCTTTCAGAAATACCATTAACAACGATATCTACAAATTTAGATATTATAGGAATTGGTTTCCAATCTAAATTTAAATAGGACAAATCGCCATTAATAGACAACTCATCCTTATATTTCTGTATCGACTGTTCGCCTCTAGCGTACAATCTTAAATTATGAAAATTATTATAATTATTTCTATATCTATTATTATTTTTATTATCATCAAACCATTCAGTCTCTATAGCTTTAGCTACTTTTAAACCATAATCATAGCTTAGTTTTTCAGCATCGCTGACAACTTGACTTGGGAAATAACTTTTGTTAGAATATGCCATATTTATTCTTTGATTATTTTAGACATATTTCCTTTATTAGAATATTTAGAAATATGTATATTTAATTTTGGTTTTTCAATTTTTGCGTTTGGAGCATAAAGATGTCTATTGTTAGCCATTATTGCTAATCCACTACTTATAGTTGCATCAAATTTTGTTCTTTTAGTTATATCAAATCTACTCCAATCGTTTAACAAGGCGTTAAAATATAAATCTCCAAATGTTCCGTCTTGTTTCATACCCACATGGTCTTGAATATACATTTCAATTGCAGCCGCATGAGCCTGTTTTATATCTTCACTAGAGTTAGGTATTCCTCCAACTTCTTTTTCTGCTACAGATAGTTTGTTCCAAACTTTATCTGGTCTATTCATACTAAAACCTCTGTAACCTCTTCTTCTTAAATAGTATAATAGTCTAGGTTTATTATTTTCCGCTAGTATTGGCATGCCATAAAATACAATTGCCATTAATACATCTTCAAAGAATATCTCAGCCGTAGGTGGTCTTGACAAGTATTCTAAAAAGAAACTATTAGCAGGAGCGTCCTCCATGCTGAACCTAGTAAGTCCGTGAAGTGCTCCTTTAGAACCTTCACCATCTACGGTCCCGGATATATCATATGAGTCACATCCAAAAGCACCCATATGCTCATTACCAGGATACTTTATACCATTTTTAAGTACCACTCTATTTTGTAATTGCTGAGGTGGAACCCAGCTAAGTTTAAATCTACCTTTAGGATCTGGATAAAAAATTACTTGAGAATCTTTTATACCATTAACCCATTGAAAATTACCAGTTGTAATTCCAAGAGTTCTAGACATTTCCTCGTTATAATCTATTTGTTCGTATATTTTTACTAAATTAAATATACTGTTTTTTGTTTCATCACGAAAAGCATGTTCTTCAGTTCTAGGGAATTGACGATAAAATTCATTTAAAGCATCTTGATCGTCTTTTAAACCATCAGCTTCATTCTGCCAACTATCTATTACACCTACATCTATTAGTTCACCGTCTGGGGCAAAGACATCTGTGTCAGGTGTATTAAATACTGGAACTCCGAACTCATCAATAAATCCCTCGTAGTTCCATTCCATTGGGATAAACAAAGAATAGAGACCAGACTTTGTCTGACCATTTCTATTTCTCTTAGTGACATCGGATGCGTTGTATAATTTTTTAAAATTGTCTCCACCTTTATCTAATGCATTTGAAGTCGAGCCCATCATACATTTACCAACTATTCTACTACCTAATCGTAAACATGTTTTTGTAACTCGCCAGTTATTTAATATATTATCGGGTCTTTCCCATTTACCACTCTCATCATGTACTAGTAAATTAAGTTTTTCACCATCATAACTATTATCTCCAGTATTTTTCCAATCAATAGTCGTGTCTAATCCTTGTATGTCTTCTAATTGCTCGTTAGAGGTTATTTTTTTTCTTGTAAATTTACTCGCTGGTACTCTATAAGCTAATTCTGATTTTGGCCGATCCATACCATCTTGTATCGGTTTGAAAAAGAATGGGTAATTTATACTTATTGGAACTACTTTGTCGGTAAACATCTTTTTAGCATCAGCACCTGTTTTAGACAAGATCCCATATCTACTATCACTTGCAAGAGTAGCTAAATTAACTGTTTCTGCAGATGACATAAACGAAAACCCTGATCTTCTATTCTTTAGATAACACATGCCGTAACATCTTTTATCAGCTTTACAAGCCTCCCAAAATATATAGAATAACCTATTAGCTTCTCTGAAATCTGGAGCACCTACATCTATCTTGCTCCATTGAAGATACATATAATGTGTACCCGTTATATATGTTGGTTTACTATTATTATAAAACCAAAAACCCTCTTCTCTTCTTTTAAACTCTTCATCTATATAATCGAACCATTGTTCTTTTGATTCTTCTGGATAATTTCTCCAATCAAATATATTTTTAAGTCTTAATAACTCTTTTGGCTGTTCTATTTTTGACCATTTATTCCCTTGCAGTTTATGTACTTGCACGGGCATAGATGGTAAAGCAATTTTAAGATTTTGGATTTCATATATTTCTCCTATTTTACCTGTTTTAGATATAATAATAATATCATGTTCTTTATCATATCCATATTTCCATTTCTTACCTTTATTAAGCCTACTAATAGTAGTCTTTTTTATAGGTTCTATTATTTTAACTAAACTTTGCTCGTACATTACTTAGATCTACCTTCTGCGAATCCTTTAAA